CGAACCTCAGATTGGCGAACCTCAGAAGGGCGAACCTCAGAGGGGCGAACCTCAGAGGGGCGAACCTCACCGACGTGAACCTCAGATTGGCGAACCTCAGAGGGGCGAACCTTAGATGGGCGAACCTCAGAGGGGCGAACCTCGAATGGGCTAACCTTGAAAAGGCGGACCTTGAAGGTGCTGACCTCACCGGAGCACGCTTCTTGGTTTCAAACAACTTTTTGCCAAAAGGTTGGAAGTTGTTGGAGAACAATACGCTGACGAAAGCGTAACGTAAACGTGGTGCAACCAATTAAACAACCTGTTATGATTATCTTACAAGGTGAGGAGAACACCAATGTGCAAGTTTATTGTTAAGGTCATAATGACAAGACACTATGACATTGAGATTGAAGCGGATTCAGGCGAAGAAGCGATTGCAAAGTGGGACGCTTCAGCTGAACTTCCGACCGGCGAGCCCTACGACGAAACGTGCGAAACATGCGGCGTCAGAAAGGCTCTTCCTGAAGATTATGAGGCATGCTGTGATTGTGGGTTCGACCATGAGTACGAGCCACAGGAAGCTCAGACGTGGCACATCAAACACGGCGCACCGTCGATCGGAATTCCACCAGGCGGGTCGTTCGATGACTACGTGAATGCCAACGATGATTGCTGAAGATATTCACTCAGTGAATCATTGACAACCTACGTAATAGAATCGAGACACAATGAAACCCTACGGCGTACGCATTGAGGAATTTCCTGATGTCGGTGACATCCACGAGATAGGTGCGAAGAGCAGCGTCGGCACGTTTCAGTCGAAGTCGGGGGAATATCGTGGCTACTGCAGGTCAAAAGCAAAGCAGACAACACGTCGGCGTTGGAAGCGTAAGGCCAGGCGAGAGCTGCTGGCTGACATGCTTGATCAACTGTGAATCAAATTCATCTACGAGGTAATATAAACACATGATCAACAAAGAACAGGCAATAGACAAGCTCATCCTAACAACGATCTCAGCCGTCCAGTTGTGGTCAGGTGAAGTATCTGGACAGATCGGCGATGGCAAATGGGAGAACTCGAGACCGCATAACCATTATATCTTTTGGTGTCATCTCAACGTTGAGCTCGGCGCCACAAACTGCGTCGTTCGTAACAGATCGTATTGGAATCATGGGCCCGTAAAAAACAACTATGGAATCGTTGGTCTCATGAACCTCAAGTGGACACGTGATGATCTTGTCAACTCGAGCGATCCGTACATTCTACGGGGAAGAATGATCAAGATGGCCCGAATGGCGAAGGCGTTCGCGCGAGTGCTCGAGAGCGAAGAAGCGTACGCATCCAGGCACATGCCAGAAACGTTGCAACAGGCTCAAGATGGATTGTTCTTGAACATGTATGATTGCACCAAAAGACATCTTCCGTTTCTGACGAACGTCGATGTGATCGAAAAGTACTACGCAACCACGTACGACAAGAACGATCTGAGGGCTGACCTGCAACGCATTCAAGACGGAATGCGTAACATCATCACATTCGAGCAATACAAAAGTGAATCGCCTTCAACAACGGAAGTGAACCTCAGCATCACACCGTGATACACTAATCAAGTCACCAGGAAACATCATTGAGACCCACTTAGGGTCATTACGCAAAGAAAGAGAGTTCAATCATGAATAGCCAGAAGCAGATCAATGTTACTTGTCACGTCCGCGAGACCGGCGTTGGAACCGAGACGATATCGTTCTCGTTCAACCTTGGACCGATCCGGATCGTCTGCATTGCGAACATTCCTGAGGAGGGAAAGCGATCTGCACCGGGTTACGTGAAGATACAACTTCCCGACGCGAACGGCGAATATCCATCAAAGCCGAACTTCAAGGCCCGGCGCGATGCCGAGAACGCAGGTACTCAACCTGAATCGGATGAAGCCTCGGTGGCAGAACGTAGTATAAGCGAAGTGTAAACGCCACCGGCACAGTAGTACATCCCGGTGAATCCGACAATTCAACCTGTTATGATATTCTTACAAGGTGAGGAAAACACAAAATGTGCGAATTCATGTCAGCGATTTGGACGAAGCAAGGCGACCTTCTCTGCGATCCAAGTCTAATCGACTCCCACGAGGACCTCATCGCCCTTCATGGCCTTCGGGACGAAGGCCATTTGGGCGCAGGCGGCCGCGATTGGATCCGCGTGGAGTTCACGCCGCCTGATGATGGATCGAAGATCGCAGATGTCTCGTTGTGGAACCTCAACATCGATGAAGAAACGATGCCTTGCTGGGTCGATCGAGACGTCATAAGGGAAAGGTGCGCTGCACGAGTGCAGCGCATGATCGTCAACGAAGACAAACCGATCCTCGTCGGTGGTCCGTTCATCATCGTCCGCGGAAAGATCGACAAGGTCGTCGGCCGGATCATCGCCGTTCTGCCAAATGCGAACCTCGTAGGGACTGACCTTAGAAAGGCTGACCTCAGAGGGGCGAACCTCACCGACGTGAACCTCAGATTGGCGAACCTCAGAGGGGCGAACCTTAGATGGGCGAACCTCGAAAAGGCGAACCTCGAAAAGGCGAACCTCGAAGGGGCGAACCTCGAAGGGGCGAACCTCAGAGGGGCGAACCTCAGAGGGGCGAACCTCACCGACGTGAACCTCAGATGGGCGAACCTCAGAAGGGCGAACCTCGAAAGGGCGAACCTCGAAAGGGCGAACCTTAGATGGGCGAACCTCGAATGGGCTAACCTTGAAAAGGCGTACCTTGAAGGTGCTGACCTCACCGGAGCACGCTTCTTGGTTTCAAACAACTTTTTGCCAAAAGGTTGGAAGTTGTTGGAGAACAATACGCTGATAAAAGCGTAAGTGAATCCATCACGACCACGGGATAATATAACACCATGAACAGCAAATCACACGTTGCTCTGCAAAACAACCCATTCGTCGTTCCAACGCCGGAGCTCTGGACGGCACCGAAGAATAAGCGTCGACGCGAGCGCGCGAGCACGTCGAAGGATCCATCGAAGCTCGGCATCGTTTCGCAGGTCAGGGAGGCAATGAAGCCAAGTGCAAGGAAGGCCACGATCCTCGGGTTCTTTCTCGGCAGCATCGCACCGATCGCAACGTTCACCGTCGCTCGATACGAACTGAGCACGTCAACGGAACTGTACTTGCAGCCTCTAGCATACCTCGTACTCGGAGGCATGCTGTTCTCAGCGCTGACCGTCTTCGGTTGGGGCGACAAGGCGTTCAACAGCAAGTGGAAGGCGCTGGGTTGGACGACCCTGATCGAGGGAACGATGGTCCTCGTCCAGACTCCGTGGTTGGCAGCGATCGCGCTGGCATACCTCGTGGTCATCAACGGAATTGCGACAGGGTGCAGGTTGTCACTTACGAAGTGAATCGAGCGTGTCTTCATGATAATATACCTTCATGATGACACTCAATAGATTGGTTGTGTTTCTCGTCTGTCTCACGGGTTGTGCCGCGGCCGTTCGGCGACCGACGTCCATGAACGCTGACCTCGAGAGCCTTGACAGCTTTGACAACCCGCAGCATCGAATCCGCGCGCTCGGGCCCACGTACACTGCATCCTTTGAGACGCCAAGGCATTGCGTTGAAGGCATAACCTGCGTCAAGGGACCCCTTGAGGACACTGATGCCTCAGGCGAACGTCATTGAGTGAATCCGACAATTCAACATGATATGATAACCTTACAAGGTCGGAAAACACCAAACGTACAAATCCATGGCCAAAGACGCAATCTATCCAACGCCGATTCTAACCTTTAGACCTGTCGTTGAGCTTCGCATCAAAAAGTTTGATGAATACATGGTTCAGGAAGTTCGTCAAGCCATCAACAAATGGTATTTGGAACGCCTTGAAGAAGGTGTGATCGAGCGCGCGCGTGCGCGCACGTAGCGCAGTGTAACACTGTGTAACCAATTAAACAATCTGTTATAATATTCTTACAAAGTGAGGAAAACACATACCATGACTTCATATGACTCTCTCATCCAGATGCGCAGCAAAAACGTACCTTATATTTTGCACGGCCTGGCGGCACGTGCTGCATTGTACCTACCAGCAGAACCGGAGGTGGATGGAGTCTTGCAAGCGTTCAAAGAGTTGTGTCTCTGGGGTTGTAACGATCATAAAGATGACGACCTTTCAGTGTTAGACACACGTCTACGCTCGTTCTCGAGGGCTGATCCTGGTCCGATCGGCAGATCAAAAGTCCAACGCCTTGCCAGTATTGTAATACTACGTGCCGTGGAGGCAGTGTACTGGAAGGAATATGATGAGTACGATGAATGCACGGTGTGGACTGGCGTAACAGTTTGTGCTAGAGCTCTAGCAGCTCTAGATTTTGAGGTGCATCAAATATCGCCTCATGAACCTTTCGAAGTCACCAAAACCCGGTCTGAAGACTATGTGCACCGGTTGCTGCTCTCTTTAGGGTGCCCGCCAGAGCACGCCCGCGTTGAACATAGCACGGATCTGTAAAGTAGTTTACAGGAACGGGCCTCCTTACGACCGTGTGGAGCGACGTGGTTGGTAATGTATGATAATTGAATCTGAGGGCGAAACCTTAAACGTGGTTTAACCTTTAAAACAACCTGTTATAATAGCCTTACAAGTTAACCAAATTGGTTAACTTAAAAACAGCCAAAAAGGTTATATTATGAAACCACAAATTACCACCGCCAAGCAGATTAATCATCCGATTATCCTCCCCGGCAATGGCTACGGCAGGTCGACTGGGACGATGGAGACGAAGGCAGCGACGGCAATACTGTTCCTACTTCCGAACGGGCAACCGGTGATCGATCCACGAATGGTCTCACGCAGCCGATAACAACGCTGTGTAACCAATTAAACAACCTGTTAGTATAGCCTTACAAGTTAACCAATTGGTTAACTTAAAAACAGCCAAAAAGGTTAAAACCATGGCAGATTATGTTACAGTTTTGCAGACAAAGCATCCACCCATTCAACCAGGTGCAGACCTCAGAAGGGCGGACTGCAGAGGGGCCCTCTTCGGTAGTGCCAACTTAGCTAGGACAAACCTCGAAGGGACTGACTTCAGAGAGGCATACCTCGAAGCGGCTGAATTCAGTGGGGCGGACTTCACAGGGACAAACTTTAGAGGATCGAATCTCAGATCGGCACACATCTTCGGAAGGGCCCTCGAAAAGGCGGTCGTCGAAGAGGAGGACATCAGGTATGCTGACCTCTATGAGTAGACGGCAAACCTCAACTGAACGGCAAAAAGATCAGTAGAACCTAAGATCAGCAGGCCAGCGCTGCAATTCTCTCTGCCTGAACCTGGCGGACTGCACATCCGCCAGGTTCACGCCAACGCGGTGAAACCAATTTTCCAAAGGTATATTATATACTCATGATCAAGCAAATCGTGGTCGTAACAACGGCACTAACGATAATCTGCGGCATCCTTGCCGGTTCACAGTTCTCAACCCGCGGATCAGCGTCTGCAAGCAACCGTCGCTTCCAAGAGATCGATCGCACCGTCCAGGTCGCTTCGGTCCTATCATTCAGCGACGATGCAATCAACACGCTCTCCTCCACCAAGGCAACACCAACGGCCAAGGTTGCCCCCACGGTCGTTCGGATCGCCGCGGCGCCGGCAGCAAAGGTGTGGAGCTGTTCAGAACCCCGTGAGATGAACATGGGCACCTACGGATCCCACGTCATCGGCTGCGAGGCTCGCTGACAACATCACGGTGAATCTGACAAATCAACCTGTTATGATATTCTTACAAGGTCGGAAAACGCCGGGAGACAACATGAAAACCAAATTCGCACTGAACTTCGCCAACGCCGCGATCGCTTTCGCACTCATTGTCCTTCCCATGTTCTTCATGGTGGCATCCTTCAACGGTCGTTGACCAACGCCGGGAGACAAAACATGAGCCCAATAGGAAGGTTGCTGCTCGAGAACGCTGACCTCGAGAACAACGTGCTTCTGATCCCAAGTGGATCGACGATCGATCGCCGCCTCGTTCAGGAATGGTTCAGAAGCGTTCAAGAGCTGTCTGACTGATCAAACGTGGTGTAAACGCAGTGTAACGCCTTAAACAACCTTGTATAATATTCTTACAAGGTAACCAAAAAGGTTAAAACCATGAAAAACATTATCATCAGCCTGATCATTGCAACCTCAGCGTTTGTAACCACGGTGGCCTCAGCCCACGGAAACCAACTGGTGATGCCGATTGACGTGATCAAGGGGAACACCCACGAAGCGCAGCAGCTCCGTCCCGTGTCTCCTGTCACCACCTTCGGTTGCTACAGCAGGCAGCTGGACCAGGGAACCGGCAGCGTCACGGTCTGCGAGTGGAAGTAGGGAACAGCCTCACTGCGAAGCCTACGTGGTGTAAACGAAGAGTAAACGCAGTGTAACCCCTGAAACCACGTGGTATGATATTCATACAATGTCGGAAAAGGTTGAAACAATGAAATCACAAATCACCACAGCGACTGATAACAACGTTGACCAAATCATCACATGTGAAGAATTCTACGGCGTCCTTAGGGCAAATGCACTAGCTAACCTCGAAGGTGCTGACCTCAGAGGGAAAAACCTCGAAGGTGCTGACCTCGATTATGCAAACTTCGAAGGGAAAAACCTCGAAGGAGCCAATCTCAGAAATGCTAGCCTCATAAATGCGAACCTCAGAAAGGCTAACCTCAGAAATGCGGATCTCAGAGGAGCTGATTACAGAGGAGCGAACTTCGAAGAGATTAACCTCGAAGGAGCGCTCCTCGACGTAGATCCGATTGGCGGTGAAGAAGATATGTAGAAGAACTGAGTGATCTGATAAGATCAGCGGGCCGAGCGCTGAGGGGGCACTCGGCAAGGACGGGGCGGGGCCCTATAAAGGGGCCTTAACGGGCCAGGGGGCCTGGGTGGCCCGTATGGCAACCTTTGTATAGGGACCCCGAGGTGGTTCGCTTAGTTCCGTCGCATAAAAATCCCGGGAGCTTTTCGAATTCAAACCGACCCTTGTTCATTCGTCTCCAGTGTCACGTGAAATCCAGAAACTTACCCGCCTCGCGTTCATTCGTCTCCAACGTCGCACGAAAATCCCGAGAACTTTTCGAAGTCAAACAGACTCATATTCGCTCGTCTCCGGTGTCACGTGAAATCCAGGACTTCCTCCGATGCATGTCATTCCTCCACGATCTCCAACGTCACACGAGAATCTCGTGACCCTTTTTGCCGGTAATAACAATGAAGCCAAGTGACCTCATCGAATGGGTATGTAAATATGATTCTCATCAACCCGCTAACAAAGGTGACGAACTATGGTCGACACCGATGCATCGTTGGATTCCAATCGGTGTTCATCCCGCCATCCTCGTCTCTATTACCAATGAGTCCTATATGTGGATGACACCCGAGGGATTGTTCCATGCAAGTGTGGATGACGGCGTTGGAGCTTGCGGCACGCGAGGCGACCTGATGGTTGTTCCACGTGCAATCGAGGAATTTCAATGAAACCTGGTGACCTCATCAAATGGGTGTATAAACGTGGTTCTCGACCAGTTCGTAAAGATGCCGAACTATGGTCAACGCCGATGAATTGTTGGGTTCCTATTGGTGTTCAACCCGTCATTCTCATTTCAATCACAGATGAGTTTTATATATGGCTGACACCGGATGGGTTGTTCCACGCGTGCGTGGGTGATACGTGTCGGAGTGCTTCGATGAAACCAGGTGATTTGATTGAATGGATGTATGAATCTGATTCTCAGCCCGTTCATAAAGGTACGCGTCTTTGGTCAAGGCCAATGAATCGTTGGATTGCAATCGATGTTTATCCCGCCGTCCTCGTCTCGATCACAGACGAGTTCTATTCCTGGTTGATGCCAGATGGGTTATTCAACGCGTGTGTGGACGACAGGATGACTTGGAACTCGTTGCTATCTAACGTCAATGGTAAATTTTGTTACTGCCAGATGAGGGTTGTCATCAGCGATGATTGACGCAGAGAAAACGACGATTGCTGAGGTCATCTGGAGGCACGCGATCCGACCAGGTGATTTGATTGAATGGGTGTATGAATCTGATTCTCATCAACCGGTTTTCGAAGATGAGATGCATTGGTCAACGCCGATGAATCGTTGGATTCCCATTGGTGTTCAACCAGCCATTCTCATTTCAATCACCGACGAGTTTTATTTTTGGCTGACGTTTGAGGGGATGTACAACGCTCGTGTGGATGATACGCTTAAGGCTACAGCGATAACCGGTAGCCTGACTGTTGTTCCACGCGTTGTCGGAGAACCTAGATGAAACCAGGTGACCTCATTGAATGGATGTATGAATTTGATTCTAAACCCGTTCTCGAAAATGAGGAACTCTGGTCAACGCCGATGCAACGCTGGATTCCCATCGGCGTTCATCCCATGATGCTCATTTCAATCACTGACGAGTTTTACACGTGGCTGACACCCGATGGGTTGTTCAGCACGCAAATGGATAATGCGCCTGCCTTCGCCGATCAGCGATGGAGTGGGTCGGTTGTTCCACGTGCACGAGGATAACGCAGCAAGGAGCGGAGCGCAAATAACAACGAATGGACGAACGGAGAAGAAAATGACGTCGAAGGAAAAGATGCTGGCAACAAGAGCTGAACGAGCACGTCGCTTGCAGCATCGGTTGGCAACGGAAGCTCAGGACATGGTTCGCATTGCTCGAGAGGCCAACGCGCTGCCAGATCCACGTTCAGGTCAGTTTGAGCGTACGAGTCGTCCAGTCTCTTTGATGTCGACCTCGTTTGCACGTGTGAAGTCGGAAGAACTGGACACAGAGTGAAAACACCGATAACGGGAATTTAATTGAATAAAGTGATCTTTGAGATGAACAATGTTAAAAGCATTGGTTTCGATGGCTCGGCACCTTGAATACCAAAATCAACCGATGTACGAAAGTGCAAACAGCGTCACAAACGGTGTAGACTGTTCTACACAACCAACGAGGAACCACAACATGATGAAGATCATTGGCAACATTGAAGGCGTTGCAACGGACGGTATGGGAACGAGTGTGACGGTAACGTTCGAACGAACGTACGAACAATGTTTAAACGAGAACGTTGGTCCAGTTCAGATCGCCGTGACGTTGACGTCGAATGGCACTAAGCAATCAAATCACTCGTCGCTGAGCGCGTTCGTTTCGCTCGATGACCTCGAACTCATTGTCGCGGCCTTGAGGACATGAACCAGTCTCAGCGACTAGAACATCCAGACAATAGACCGTGCTAACGGACTTGCTTACAATAACGTAAACGCGCTAAACCTAACAACGCTCACATCGGGCACAAAGTAACTCTCTATCAGTAGCTGTTCATCATGGACGCCTAGAATCATTCTGAGCGTTTCACCGCACCCATCCAGTGTACCGCACGTTCACACACGCCAGTAGCTCAGAGGTAAGAGCACGGGCCTTATAAGTCCGCGGTCGCTGGTTCAAGCCCAGCCTGGCGTACCGTCTTTTAACCCCAACAAAGAAATACACGACAATGATACGTTCAATCATCTCATCCACCGCCATCATCCTAGCAACGTCATTCTCCATGTTGAGCTGCCAGCCCCAGTGTGGTTCAATGCCCGACAATATTAATGGCGTGTGTTGCGACCCTGATTCAGACACATGGTGCCTACAGGGTAATACATGTGGTCCACAAAACACGTGTTGCTTTGGTAGCGTGTGTCGGGATCGATATGGGAACGTTGTCGACACAACCACTGCAACGACATCTACTAGCGGTAGCAACTCATGTAGTTCCGCATCGTCTCCTGGCGGTACATGCTACGATATCACCAATCAGTGCGAGACATCATATTCGGCTCAATCGGCGTGTTATTGTGCAGCGGCATGTGCATGCGATGCATGTGGAGAGGCATCATGTGCAGCAAGCTATGCGTCTATGGCGAGACAGCTTGGTCTATCTTGCCCGTACTGAAATCAACGCGACGGAGGAGGTAATCATGATGCTTGGATTGATAATAACGTTGTCGTTCGTTGCGATCTGCGTCGGCGGTAGCTCTTGCATTGCATACGTGCTATACATCGTTTCTTCGCCGGGCCGCGGGCGAGCGTGGGGCTTGCCGAAACCTCAGCATACCAGAGTTGTTGATGATCAACACGTAAGAGTGGTTGATCCTGAAAAGGTCACCAGCGATCAGTTCATGAATGAAGCGAACGCCGAAGTCGAACGATTCCTTTCGCCGCTTCCTTGGGAAAGGTACGTAAGTGGAATAAGCAAGGTGTAAACGATGCCATTCGTTTGTTAGAATGATCCACAATGAACCTGCTGATCGGATTCGCGTGCTGCATCATTTCCGTTCCCATCGCCATCGCTCGTTGGATGGTGCTCGTGGCAAAAACAACGTTGTGACGTGTGCAAACCCTTGAAAGGTCGTGTAATCGATGAACAAGCAACAATTCACGGTTCAAGTTCGAAACTACCTTGATTGTTTCGAGCACGCAACGGCGGCGCCTGCCGCTCTCGTGAACGAACGTTTTAACGATGAACTTCGCGAGCACGATCCTGAGTTGGCATCGATGTTTGATTCATTGCACAACGTGCACGTTGCGATACGTGATCACATTCGAACGAAATTGGAAATAAAACAGTGTTAGACGACAAGGTTCGTTATGACCTCGTTAGGATTCCAACGTATGATGACGATGGAATCAAGTCGTTCGTCAACGACGAACTGAGACCTGGAGATCGCATCGTTGGACTCTATCCAACGTATGAAGTCGTTCGAAACGATGCAGGCACCGGCGTCGATTCATCGATGCAAGCGCTGATCGAACGCAGGCACTCGAGTTGGTGCTGTGAACAAATGTCTGAGAATGGTGTACAAGAACCACAGGAGAATGTTGAGATGCCTCTTCAGTGTTGGAACTACGAAGTCAAGAGCAATCCGGGCGTTCAGAACTCGCGAATCGTCGTTGCACGGTACGGAAACACTCAGCTTGAACACGTGATCGCTCAAACGTGGTGTCGTGGAGATGAATTCGAGGTTGACGATCAAGCGCTTGACGAGATTGCCAAGTACGGCAATCCACGAAACATCGTCATTGAGATTGATAAATTTCTTCGACAAACGAAGGAAGGTTGGTTGGCATCGTGAGCAAGGAAAAGACTGATCAGAAGAAAAAGAAACGTGGCGGTTGGAAGGATGGTCATGAATCAAACATCAGGATCGCTCAGTCACCCGAGGACGCAGAGCTTGCAAAGAACGCATTCGCTGCACAGAAATCGCTACGCGCAAAGTTCGCGCAGCTGACACCTGCACCCGTCGTTGGTCTTTCGCTCGGAAAGAAGGGTTATACGATCCTTGTTTTTGTGTCAGATCCATCAGTTGCCGTGCCTGAGACGTACGATGGATTTCCTGTCGAAAAACGAAACTCGCCTGCGTACTGATACGGAGATGAAGGGATAGTTACAAGCATGGTTCAAACGTACGTGTTCGAGGTCGTGATGTTTTTTTCAGCGGCGATATTCATCACTTGCGTTTCGCTCGCTTGGACAACGTACGTCTTTCCATGGAAGAGATATAACGTGAAACAAGGAACGACGGCAACAACGAAAGTGATCGCATCGGGATCGTTGATGGTGACAGGCAATGGATCTGTCGTCATTGATGAAGCGCTTCCCGCAAGCAGGTCATTGTTAAACAACCCAGATTCATACATCAACGTTGAGTTCGATTACAATGAACCTGCGCCGCCTCCATGCACCGGTGCGCTTCCTGACGAGGTTGATTGGGAACTGTTCTTCAAGCACGTGCACGATACACACCTGAATCCGAACGAAAAAAAGGAAGTGCTTCAGCTCAAGCTTGAATGGCGCGTGGCCACGTCGAGGACGGTTGTATGGTCGGTGAGAGTGCCGTCGTGAGGGATGATTCGCTGTACGCTCGTCGTCAATATAAAGAACGACCTCAAGCAACGTTGGCATCCGGTGAACTGACGGTTACGGGTCATGGAACGGTCACGATCGAACGTGCGTTGAAACGTTCTCGCGCGCTTTTTATAAAAAGTCCTGAAGCCGCTGAGGTTGTGTTCGTCGGAAATGACCCCTGTCCGCCGTGCAACCTCAACGTGCCAGATACGTTGTCGTGGGACGTCATCGAGAAGAAAAAAGGTCATGAATTCTACCTGAAGATTTCGTGGCACGTTTCATGTGCTAGAACCGTTCTTTGGCGCGTGTTCGAAGTGGATTGATCGAATGTGCGCCGGGGATTTGCTTGTCTACGGATGGTACGGAAGGCAAAATGCCGGCGATGAACTGATGAAGCTAGCCATCACGAGGTTGTTTGAACCACGTGGCGTTTCATTGAAGTTCGTTGATTCAATCAACGTTGATACGTTGAACGGTGCTTCTGGAGTCGTGTTCGGCGGAGGAAGTATCCTATACGATAAACCAAACGTTTCTGACGAAGCGATGCAATCGCTTTTGCGGCGTGATGTGCCAGTTTTTTACTTCGGCGTTGGTGGAGAGACAAGCATTCACGCGGATCACGATGCATTGTTCAACGTTTCTCCCGTTGTAGCGTTTCGCGAACTAGACATGCCAGATCTTGTCTACTCGTTGAAAGCAGATTCAACTCGAGTCACGAGTGAACAGAATGGCATTCTGTTCTTACCAAACGTGGAGTTGCTTCCAACGCACGCGTCGCCGCACTGGATGCACGTGGCATGGGAGTGCTTCAAGAACGAGGTCGCGCAAACGCTAGATAGGTTTATCGAACGTGGGCACGAACCATCGTTCATGTTGATGTGTTGCAACGAAAGCAAGTCAGACCATTGGGCGGCGAACGAGATCGTTTCTCGAATGCAGAACCGTTCAACGAACGTTCGTATGTACAGCGCTAGCGTTCTGTGTGACCCTGAAACGGCCAACGTTGACATCACGCAGTTGTTCAGGAAGCACAGAATCATCGTCACGCAGCGTTATCACGGTATCATTCTATCGGAACTTTCCGGTGTACCATACGTTAACATTCACCATCACAATAAGCTCAAGTTCGCTCACCCGCAGAGGTGTCCAAGCGTACAATATCATGGACTACAAAAGGATTCGTTGTCAACGGCGATAGAAACTGCGTTGAACACGAAGTTAGAGCCTTACGTTGTTGCACGAAGGGTGTACGATGACATTGTTGATAGAATGATCAAAGAGCTCATAGTAAAAAAGAGGGACGTGTAGAATGGTCAACAGGTACGTCGGTGCTAAGCACGGTAGCATATGCATCGTCAGCACCTCACCAATCATCACAGATGATTCCAACGTCAGCATTGTCGAGGTTCCAAATGAACACGATGATGTTTCATCGTCAGAGTTATTCACCGGTTTTCGCGTTCACGGCAATGAAATTCGAGCAAAGAAACGATTGCTAAAACCTTCATCGATGAAGATTGCATTCGTCGGTAACTGGAAGATGCGATGTGGCATCGCAACGTACAACGAGAACCTTTGGCCGGAGATTGCTAAGCACGTCGGCGACTTCAAGCTGTTCATAGAACGCAATGATGCTCCTACGTCTCCCATAAATGTCATAGGCGACGTTGCTGTGCCAGCAGATAAGGTTCTTCCGTGTTGGAAGCGCGGTGAACCCCTGAGCGAACTCGTCGCCGCCATCAAGGCCTACGATCCTGACATCGTCCATATACAACACGAGTTTGGAATTTGGCCACACGCCGGTCATTGGTTGTCATTGATGGGTCAATTGAATGATTACAACACGTTCGTTACAATGCACTCCGTGTTTCATCACCGTGATAAGACGATCGTTGAGGCGGCAATGCCAAACATCATCGTGCACCTTGAAGGAGCAAAGAACGTTTTAAAGAACGAAAAAGGCGTGCCAGGCAACGTCTTCGTCATTCCTCATGGTTGTAATTTAATCACAAATAAGGATCGATTGTGGAATTTTTATCACACTGAACACACGATGGTTCAATGGGGATTTGGTTTCAGGTACAAGAACTTCGAAAACGCAATTGAGACAACGAACGTCCTCAAGGCAAAGTACGGCGACGTGTTTTTCACGGCGTTGTTCAGCGAATCACCGTTCAATGCCATCGGTCACCAAACGTACTACGATGAATTGGTTCAACTAACGAACAGGCTCAAACTGAACGATAACGTTGCAATCATCAGGGGTTACCAGAGCCCCACGTCGCTCGACTGCTACCTAAGAACGAACAGGATTGCGTTGTTTCCGTACGTTGGTTCAATTGAACACGAGGTATTCGGCGCATCCGGCGCTGCACGTGAAGCAATGACAAAGATGCTTCCGATAGTCACAACGAACGTAAATCACTTCAGCGACCTTCCAACGTTAAAGGGTGACACGCCAGAACAGTTGGCATCCGAAATAGATAAAATGTGGTCTAACCCGCTAGCGTACAAACAACAGGTTGAACGACAGGCAACGTACGTTGAGGAAAACAGTTGGTCAAACGTTGCTTTACAACACCTCAAAGCGTTCTCAAAATGAACATCGTTATTCACTGTGTCTTCGATGAAAACGTCACTCAAGGCTATTGCGGTACGACTGAAAACTACGCAGCGTACATGCGAAACGTTGCAAACAAGCTTGCGAATTCACCAGAAAAGCTCACGTTCATGCGTCACCCGCCTGGGGATGGAAACTTATCTGTTGCACACATGTTGGGATTGAGACACGTGCTTGATAACATCGTTGTTGATGCGATCAACGTCATCGCCGATTCTGATACGATCATGCTGAAACGTGGTTGGGATGATGACGTTAGACGAATATGTGAAACGTGCAGTTGCGTTGGCACAACGTACGTACCGTTCGATCAACCGGGATCAAGACAAGGAAAAATCAAAACGTACGTGAGCCATCCGAACTTTTGCTGGATTGCGTTGGCCGCTGGAATTGATTGGAAATCGTTTGATCCAGCGCGCAACGATATGATACCCGTCACTACGCAAGGTATGGCTGACTTGACTGGGTTGAACATAGGCGACGTGTGGTTGCAGGATACTGCGTTCAAATTTCCAGAGTTTCTCAATGCACTAAACAAACAATTTATAAATCTTGAGCGTGTGTACGATAAAAGAATAGTTCTAACGAGCTCGTGTGATGACTGGCACGATGAGTTTCACCTAAACGGTGAACCGTTCGTAGCACACCAGAATCGCGGGTCACGGTACGTTTTCAGGAGCCAACCACACAGCGCGCCGTTCTATGATGCGTGTGACGCGTGGTTGGCGAAGTGTACGACGTAGCCAACGATGTTAGTATCAAGGTATGACAGACGATATCAAGAAGTGGGCAGATGAAGCGTTGTTTGACCTCGGAAGCGAAGCAATTCGCAGGTGTGAAAACGCTAAAAGCAATCGTTTGCTTGAACTAACGAACAAATATGATGCTGATGTAATGTCAACAAATAACGAATATAATTCGTTACGCGCTGATTTAGAATCAAAGTTTTCGTTTTCAGGTAAGGTTCACCAACACGCAACGCAGGTTGGCACAGTCAACGAAACACCGGCTGAGTCAAACGAAGGTGTGATGTCTCATAGCGTTTCGTCCACGCCCGTTGAGGAGCAAATGTTGCCTCCGCCGTTGACAGACGACGGACCATACACAAAAATTGATGAACTTATATCAATCATTGTCAAAACAATGAATAAACCTTGTGATGATGCTACGAAACACGTGATGAAGCTCATTGAAAAGATAGGGATTGATGCAACATCAAGCAAGATACGAATGTATGCAGCGGAAAAGAAAAAGCAACAAGAGCTTGTTGATGAATCAAACAACGAAGCAAACAAGAAGCAATCTTCACCCACCGAAACCGATTCAAGAGCAACGTCAAACGCTTCTGATGCGATCGCTCGAGCGATCGCGGCCGCGAAGGCAAAAAAGGCAGTGTAACACAGCACGCTAACATGGTACGTTATGGTCACACAAACGATGAAAAATCTAACGAGCTTCGTTTCTGTAGCATTCACGCTTTTTAGTTGTTCAGAAAACGTGTTGCCCGTGCAACAACATTCGATGCAACAGACGTACCTAGTCTGCGTTACACACGTGCAGCGAACGTCACCAACGCTTGACTTAAGCGTTGAAATAACGACCGATGAAGGGTTTCGTGAATGTCGTGGTGATGATAGAACGATCGTTGTTACGTTCGAACAGCCACGACCATCACCTAAGTGGGATCGGTGACAGTCAACACACCATGTTCTCACAAACATCACTTCAACGTGTTCAATGGTTCCAATACGTACATCGTGAAGAACGCTTTATGGGCGGTTTGAGGGCTGTATATTGACGTTTGATATTGTTAGAGCACGTGCTAGCGAGGAACATGAACGCCTCATCACTGATATAAAGACGTATTCACCAGGAACGTTGTTATTATATAGCGATGGAGTAAATCATCTCGGATTGCATCCAGGATTGGGAATTGTTACGTCAAATGATGGTATCAACACCATCAACGTTCTTTGGAATAAACACTGTAAATAGCAATATAAAACGTACAAAGTAAAACAATTGAATTATTTTTGTGTTTTTGTATTCAACAAAGGAAAATTTAGGTGAAAAACAAAATAGATCGTGGAACGTACATCGCTTGTAAACACGCGCTAGATTTTAGGAATTTTGGTGATTATCATTCGGCGAGTTTACAGTTCATGCATTCGCAGTTATTTGAACTCAAGATGGTTAAAGTGAAATATAAGAGATGGGGGTGTAGAGAACGACACCTGGCTAAAGTTCATTGCATCGCTGGTAGATACGTGATGGTGAATGTGAAGAACAAGAAGCCATTTGAGTTCGAGCGGTTGTTACCCGAACCCTGGTGGACGAATAGACGAACCTAGTTATATGCGTGATAGTAAAGTTAGGTTTGCTTCGATCGTACATCAATGAAGCCGTGTCGATGACACGGACGACATCACCATCTGCACCGACGGATGACGATGCAACAGTTCCAGGTCACCTACCCAACGAATTGCCGAAGAGCGCCTCGTTGGACGAGGAATCGTGGGTACCTGGACGTTGGGATCCAACTGAGGGTGAACCGCTTGATCCACGCGACGCTGATCGAATTGGTGATCCAACGGGTGATAACGGACCCGATCTGGACGAAACTGACGACAGAATGATCGGCGATGGAATGGGTCCAGGAATAAAGGACCCAGAATTCACTGATGGAGAGGGTGAGATTTCACAGCACCTACGAAACAACGATGTGACTTGTTTGGGTAGTCCTCCCGAGGAAAAGCCAAAGGCGGGATTTTACGGTGAACGTTTAGAGCGTGAAAGCGATTGGTTGAGCAAAGAAATTCAACGTTTCATGAAGCAGAAACGTTTTCGTATACAAGAATCTCCTGTCGGAGCAGGAATGGTTGATCCGTTAAAACCACCGCATGGATTCTACAGCGATTTTGATGCTGCGAAGGATCACGGTGATGGATCGTACATTCAAGGAACGTGGTACAGATCACCTGGTAGGCCTGCAGGTGGAGATGGCGATCCATTCAGGGGAGACGATCCATACAAGCAACTTGGTTTTCATTCTCCGAAGGGTCCCACTGACGGAACAACACCACCAGCGGCGAGCGGCGAGAAGGGAGTTGCTGCGAGAAAAACGCCTGAAATATGGTCTCTTAATGCAGGTAGCAACACTGGCGAAGTTCTTGGTGCCAACAAACCAAAGGGTACCGAGGGATCAGAAGATGTGAATGGCGGAAGTGATAATGAAGATGAATCGTTTGTAGAAGAACCCTCTGACGACGAGAACTCAGAACAAGAAACAAAGGACAACGAAGAATAGAGGCGTTACAGTGCATACCGTTCGAGCGAATGATACTGTGTTAACATGACAAAGGGTAGCTTCGTTCTGCGGGTTCGAGCGTGTTACGGTGATCCAATTGACGTTGATGGTCTACCAACGATTGCAAACTGCACGTTCGAGCTACCGGTGAACAGCGATGACGTTGTTCACGATCCAATCGATGGCATCGATGAGGTAATCAATGCATATGAAACGAAATTTCACTGTAAAATTGCTGATAAGCACGTAATATCAGAATGTAACGAAACGTTTGATTACTTTGTTTTTGAACCTTCATGTGATGATAGACAAACATCAATTGATCGATGCGATGCGTTAATGCATGACATTTTATCATGGGTGAAGTGTAGCGTACAATCATAAATTGAGAGATTGATGACCGTGCAGTTGCAACAATCGATCAACGATGCAGTTGAACCAACGTTTACGCAACGAATAGCGGAATTCGTTGTTAACATCATTGGAAACCTATGGTTCATAATTGCCCAAACGATTGGAATATGTTTGTGGGTGTGCTTGAACTACGTTCATATCGTAAAGTTCGATCCATATCCGTTCATTTTATTGAACCTGGTGTTGTCGCTTCAGGCTGCGTACATGGCACCGATGATATTGATGGCACAGGTAAGGCAGGGAGAAAGTGATCGTCGCACGTTGAACCACGACCACGTTCTTGACATCGATACAAACGAAAGAATGCAACGAATTGAACGCAGGTTGGATGAAGTGGTTGCCCGCCTCAATGAAAATCTTACTTCACGTGTGAATTAGAAATTTCAATCATTCGTTGTAGAACATGTGAATTTGATTCATTGGGTTTCCACGTCCAGCGAGCATCACGTTTACGTTCCTGTTCGAGCCACCTATCAACAGCTTCATAGAAGATTGCTGAGTCAGCCAACCTGAACGGATGGTTCCTGCTCCCACGTTGGTGTACGAGGAACGGAACGTCGTTATCAACGTGGTACTCCTCGTGATAATCGTTGAGACCCTTGATCACCGTAGCGGTCTTGCTACCCTTGAGTTGAGGCCATCCAACGTAGCTTATTTTATGATCGTGTAAATATTGTGGTATTTGCCATCCAACGTCAAGAAGCAAGCTATGACCAACGGGAAGGTTATAAACGTTCGCCATGTCTTCGTTTTCAATGAGAATCGTTCGTTGTTTATCTGACATCACCTTAAGATCGTGCCAATTATGCATTGGTGACATTGCAAACCACGCCGTGTATGGAATCTTCTTGAACATTTGCACCTTATCGTAACCTGAGCTAAATCCACCAATTTCTTCAAAAGTTGGACCAACAACACCAACACCTACGTCTAACAATTGCAAACGAATGTAATCATCCCAACCCTTTGCCAGAATCGACGTATCAGAATCAGCGATGATGTGTATATCACCATCATCGACGAGCGTTAGAGCACGTTCAAGAAGCAATCCGTGTTGTATTGATCCACCAACGTTGCGACCTCCTCCAAGAACATCGCTCTGACCAAAATACGATCGAACGTTGGGTAACGTTGATAAACGTTCGGCCGTTGCGTGACAATCGCATTGTACAGACAACTTTAGCGCTTCGGAGTGATTTGCGAATTCCCTCATCACAGACCACATGAATTTTACGTATTCTGTCGTTCTTTTATCGCTACACGAATGAATATGAATTGTAGGTACGCTCATTTTCTTGTTTTTTATCGTACAATATGCTGACCATCGTTGTTCATGGCTGTGAAAGTTTGTTCTCTTCGGGCTTACAATGAATGCATGATAACGCATGTTGCAGTTCGATTTCGAGGAAAGACGTATAGCCTCCCAAGACCGAACAGACATCACAACGTTCTGATGATGATTGCATCACAAAACCCAGGATGCAGTTACATCGATGAGGATGGCGACAAGGAACAAGGATTCTTGGATGATAATGAAAATTTCTTGTCAAGAAAAGATGCATTGAGCATTGCGCTTGCGTGTGGACAGGTCAAAAACGTTGACAACATAAGGGCACAAATGCTGTTCTCAGAGGATTTATGGTAATGAAACCAGGTGATTTGATTGAATGGGTATATCAATATAATTCTCACATTGTTTACAATAGTGAACAAATATGGTCAACACCGATGAATCGTTGGATTCCAATCGGTGTTCATCCCATGATGCTCATTTCAATCACCGACGAATTCTACACGTGGCTGACACCGAAGGGGTTGTTCAGCGTGCGCGTGAATGACACGTGCGGTCCAGGTACCCGTTCCATGCCCACGCGGCCGGTTGTTCCACGCGTGCAGGGATGATATGAGTGTCGGAGAACATAGATGAAACCAGGTGATTTGATTGAATGGGTGTATCAATATAATTCTCGACCCGTTCGCGAAGAAATCGAAATCTGGTCAACGCCGATGCAACGTTGGATTCCTGTCGATATTCAACCAATGATGCTCGTCTCGATAACCGATGAGTTCTATTCTTGGTTGACCCCCGAGGGGTTGTTCAGCGTGTGTGTGGATGACGCGACGTTAGGAACAAAGCGCAAGTTCGCAATGCATGTTGTTCCGCGCATTGTCGGAGAACCTCGATGAAACCAGGCGATCTCATCGAATGGGTGTATCAATATAATTCTCAACCCGTTCTCGAAAATGAGGTGTATTGGTCAACGCCGATGCAATGCTGGATTCCAGTCGGCATTCATCCTACGATCCTCATTTCGATCACCGACGAGTTTTATGTGTGGCTGAACCCGAATGGTTTGTTCCACGCGCGTGCAGATGATGCGACTGGCTACTCCGACGACGAGCAACACGAGGTGGTTGTTCCGCGCATTGTCGGAGAACATCGATGAAACCTGGCGACCTCATCGAGTGGGTGTATGAATATGATTCTCAACCTGTTTTCGAAGATACCGAACTTTATTCATCACTAATGAATTATTGGATTTCAATCGGCATTCAACCCACCGTTCTCATCTCAATCACCGACGAGTTCTATTCTTGGTTGACACCAAATGGGTTGTTCCGTGCGCTTGTGTATGACACGGTCTACGTCCAAAATTCGAGCATTCGTGTCATGGTTATTCCACGCGTTATGAAGTGTTTCGATTAAATGGGTATATATTTTCAACACATTTTCGAAAATGAGAAACTATGCTTGGCCCAGATGAATCGTTGGATTCCAATCGATGTTCAACATGTGATCCTCGTCTCGATCACCGATGAGCTTTATTCTTGATTGACACCGGAGTGGTTGCTCTACGCAAAGCACAAAGACATGTGTCGCCTGAACTACACACAAAGTGTACAATTTTGAGAGTCGGTGTATACTATACTTCAATGGAACGTTAGACCAGTAGGGTTCTGGGTGAGGTTGTAACCCTCATGCTTTCAGCCAATCGTGTTCGACTCACGAACGTTCCACAAAGTTCACAAAACCAGTGTACAACCTATGAAAGTGTTATATTGTACTAATCACGAGGAAATAGCTCAGGAAGAAGAGCATACGCATTTTAAGCGTAGGGTCGGTGGTTCAACTCCACCTTTCCTCTCCATGGGATCGTAGTTCAAGAGAAGAATCTCCATCCGGATTCGTATATGGAAGATGACTGGCGCAACTCCGTCCGATCCCACAGTTTTCATCAAAGTGCAACACAATAACTATGATGTGAGCATGATACCTGTTGACGTGAACGTCTCCTGGTTTGATTCAAGCGCAAATGAGGTGCACGTTGCACCCGTGTGGTCAGCTGACGTTAAACGACCGTCGGTTGATGGATGGGTTGTCAATCAATGTTACGTTGATAGGTTGAGCAAAGCAATCATGGCCAACAAAGCGTTCAAGAATCCTCGGGTTTGCTTTGATATATTCAATAGAACGTACGTTTGCTTTGAACCAATTGTCCTTGATAAGGATGTCGATGCTGCGCTGAAACGAATAGGGTTTTGATGAACACCACACGTTCAGTGTAGTAAAGTGCAATTTCATCGTTTTGAACGATCAACGCTCGATCAACGAGCATCACAGAACAGGTAACGCCGTGCAGAAGCCTCGAAAGCGAAACGAAGTCGAAAACGTAAACGTAACGAACTTTCATAAGCAGCAACATACCTACGCAGTGCAACCACCCGATGTCATCACCTCTGACGATCTTAACGTGATGCTCGATGATGATCTTGTGGTTCGTTTACGAACGCTTGAAGATGAACGCAACCGCGTGTTGGAATCGCACCATGATGCAAAACCGTGGGAAGAGGAGATTGCATACGCTCGCCGCGAACAACAGGTACGTTTCGTTCGACGAGAGCGACACGTTGCATATGACAGAAAAGTTCAACAGGAATTCAACGCATCCGACTATGATCTGCCACAGGTTGACTTCGATAATTACGCATACGTATATGCTGCCACAGGTGGCAAACCTCCGAGGTGGAGTTGATGGGTATGCAACGAAGCGAGGAACAGGGAATCGTAAGTTCGTACCTTGATTCCTTACACGCATACCCGCAACTATCACATCCAGAAATAGTATTACTATTTCAGGCGTATGAATCAGGCGTCAATGTAACGAAGGTTCGCGATAAGATTCTAAGGTGTAACCTCAGGCTTGTCGTATCTATTGCTAAAAAATTCAAGAAATACAATCTACCGATTGAAGATCTCATTCAAGAAGGCAACATCGGTCTGATGAAAGCCGTTGAACGCTTCAAGTGGGATAAGGGATTCAGGTTCTCAACGTACGCTACGTGGTGGATAAAGCAGGCGATTGGTCAGCACATCCTGAAGAATAAAAAGACGATTCGCTTGCCTGCACACGCAGCGACGGTTCAACGTAAGATGTTGCAAGCCGCCGACGACTACCGCGAATTGATGGGTTGTGAACCAACGACGGAAGAGCTAACGGAAATAATCGGTGCCAGTGAAACGGTCGTCAAGGCAACAATACACTCAGGCAGAGAGGCAATTTCTCTGCAACAACCGTTGTCAGGACCAGGCGAAGGCAACACGATCGAGGATCGAATTGAGGATGATCGTCCTGGAAGCGATCCATTTGACAACGTTGCGCAAAAGCAATTGCTCGAAATTGCTCGCGGAGTGTTAAATGAATTGACTGCGAAGGAAGCCGCAATATTACGTCTTCGATTTGGTCTTGTCGAGGATCCAACGAACAGCGTTGATTACCCGATCACAGAATCTGAAATTCAACAAGTGATGAATGGAAATGGATTAACGTGATAAATGTTGTTAATGAAGTCATCAACGCGATGAATAACGACGTGATAGGACCTACCATCATCACGTGTTTCATAGTGATGTTGTTTTTGGTCGTGTGGTACTTCACGAACGGTTTTTCGAAGAATTCGTGATGGTCAATGCAGGTGAATTTGTCATGTACTGCGCCGGCGTTGGAACGTTGCTGATTTCAGCGGCCGGCGCAGTGCGGTTAGTTTTTGGACCGCAACAGCGTCAAATAAATGTGTTGCCGCAACATGAACAGCAACCAACAACGCAACGACACGTTGATACTAGCGAAGCATTGAACGAAAGGTTACGATCGTTTCAGGGGTCTAGGTACGCAACCGTACCGCGACGACCTCCAATGGGAACTGAAGGTACGGGAAACTTCACCGTACCAGAGAGGTTATTGAGACCTCGAACGCAAGGACAACTGAAAATCGTCAAGCAGACGAAGAAAGCGTGATGTATGAGAGCGGGTAAAGGTAGGGGTCACACGACCGTCGTTGATGATGACGGTACGAACTTTCGTGAAATTGCATCAACGATGACAGAGTTGGGTTTTGAGATGAATCATTCATCGGCACATAATTGCATTGTTAGAGTGATGAGAAAGTTTGCTCGACGTTTTATCGAAGCGTGTGATCTCAACGTCGACGATGACGATGCAACGATCGACGAGATCGCAAAAAGTCCAACGTTCCAGATGGGAATAGCTGACCTACTACACATCATTGAGGCTCGACGTCGTACGTGTGAGGTATAGTTAATTTAAGGTGAACGATGGTGGGTAGAGATGGTCGAGGAAATCCTGGAAGGATCGTGTTAAAGAACAGGCCTCGTCTCAAGCTCAATGATTTGCTTCGACGTCGAAAGATGACGTTGAAGCAGATGCTAGATGAATTCGGCATTTCGACGTACGAGAAACTGTCAGAACGTTGCAAGCGCATGGGCGTTGTCGTTCCTGAAAGGATCGAGTTTGATACGGTGATGCCGCCGAGCAGCTACGTCAATAACCCAACGCAGGGGTTGATAGTTTTAGATGCTATTCCCATCGATCAGGTTGATGTTGACGTAGCAAAGAAGCACAAACGAAAGAAATTAACTTTAAACGATGATGTAGTTGAATCACTCATTGAGAGTGAATAGTCGATGTCAAACATCGTTGATGTACATCTCAGGCTCGACGAATGGTTTTCTGAGCGTTTACGTGGGTTGAGGTTTAGCGAAGAGACGCTGGCCTACGTTGTAGGCGTGTTGAGAACGTTGGGTCATCCATGCGATGGTGATGACCTAAGCAAACGCTCGATCGTCCTCGAGTACATAGACGCATCCGCTAGGGGTGAATTCATTGGATTCCAACGAATCGGTGATTGGGTCCTGTGGGTCAACGTGGTGATGCCAGAAGCCGTTGTCAACGATAAGAGCGTTGTTGAAACGTTTGGTAGGTTATCATATCGTGCGTGCAATCGTATATTACGAGGGAAATGGCACGTGTACGAGGAGCTCGCTGACGAGCTACCTGTCCTAGTGGTGAAGGTTCGTCAGAAGCTCGTAGCAGTGTAAGCTTACATACGTTTGGCTTAAAGTGGTCTCATAAGGTCGCCAAAGGAGAACCTATGTCAACTGTAAACATGTCAATCACAACCTTTAAGAAGGTTGCGTCGAAGCTGCCCCCAACCAGAGCAGTACTCTTGCGAGCCGATCATGGTCTCGGTAAGAGCAACGTTGTCAGGCAGGTTTCATCGATCATCCGCGTTGATATAAAGCTGATATATCCTAATGAATCGTATGAATTTCCTGTTCTCGATAAGCGAGCGGGAACGATGTCGGAAGGAGACACTGTCGGTCTACCTCGCGATGAGATGAACAAATACAAGACGAACAGAATCACGAGGTTCAATCCTCCGTGGTGGTACGATCAGGCGTGTTGCGAGCCATGCATGGTTTTTCTCGATGAGATCAACCGTGGAACGCCTGAGGTCATGCAGGGGTTCTTTCAAATCATCCTCGACCGTGAGCTTGATGGCCGCAAGCTGCACCCTCTCACACGCATCATCAGCGCGATCAATTCGAACTCGAACTACGTTGTCAACGAGATCGATCCTGCGTTGCTTGATAGGTTCTGGACCATCGACCTCGTGCCGACGGTTGAAGAATGGATCGAGTGGGCCCGCAGCACGGATCCCATCCACGGTGGAAACCTCATTCCGCTCATCCCCGATTTCATCGAGGCGAACCATGGGTTTCTCACTCCGGCAAAGAACGCCGATACATCGTCGGTTGAGCCAACACCACGAGCGTGGGACATGCTGAATGAATCAGTGGTGCATGCCGGCGTTGCGGATGCACCGGCGGACGATATGTTCTACCAGATCGCTCGAGGGTTCGTCGGCAACGATGTGGCGATTGCGTTTCGCGATTACTGCGTTTTAGTTGATGCACACGTGACCGGTGAAGAAGTGGTGAACTCGTATCACAAAAAGCCGACGAAGATCAAGGTTGATCGCCAAACGCACGATCGTCTCAACGGAGTCATCGCGAAGGTCGGCGAGTACGTCAACACCAACGTCGAGAAGCTAAACAAGGCACAGAAAAAGAACATCCATGACTTCATGGAATTCCTTTCGAAGGAACACCGCATCGTGTTATGGTCGGCGTTGATGAAAAACGGCATCAAGAACCTGCCTCTCACGAAGGACATCCACGACTGCACGAAGGAACTCATCTGTGAAAGCTTCGGTGTTCCGCTTGGCCAAGCAGGCGTCGGTGTGATTCCCAACATTCCTAGCTTTGCCGAGCAGAAGGATAAAGCTGCCGCGGCTGAATGAAAATCGTACAAAACATTCAGGACATTGAACGTATCTTTCTCCTTGGAACGATGCTAGATAATGGCATCGTTCCATATGAGGATTCAAACGCGAACATATCACCGTTGTTGTCGCAGCTCTCAAAAGAAGACGCAAGAAAAGCACGGAGGAAGTTCAGAAAGCTCTGGAGAAAGGCGATGACATCGGAAGCTAAATCGTTCTTTAGCAATCAAAGATTGAAGAGCGAACTCGGCGTTGGTAACAAGGTTCCAACGACAGCACAAATTCGCGCGCGGAAGATAGTCGTGCTCCAGAATCTGTTTAGAACCGTCGTTGTTCCTGCAATCAAAAACTTCAAGAAGGATAAGTGATCGTATACAGTACCCGTTGGTGTTGATAATATATCTTCGATAGCAATGCTGTACGCATTGGTAAGAAATACTAAAGTAATGATAAGGTGAACGTGGGATTCTATCGTCCCACCTATAACCCTGTAACACTCAAGTGCAAACCATACGTGGTTGTGGTATGAGTAGATCATGACAACACCGAACGTCAAAAGGCTTCGTAAACGTCCACGTAAAAATGATATCGTTTGGGTGACGCCAAATGCCGCAACAAACGTTGCATTGAAGAAAATTCCTGAACGATACATTGATCCAATCAAAACGCCTCATAGTGACGCTGTTCGTGCAAAGCTCATGATGTTTGCACCGTTCATCACAATTTACGATATGCATCTAATACCAGACGGATACCAATTTCCCGTTCTTGACACTGGTTTAGGCAAACAAGGCAAACAAATACGCGTTCCAGCGGGAACGATCATCATGTATGCTGGCAACGTACCTGCAATCGAACGAGTGCGTATCGGTAAAGAAACAAAGGATGTTGATGTCATGAAGCACACATTCATCGTCCCTAACGTCGGTAGGGTGATCATTCACTCTCTTGATGCAATCAACATCGTATGAAAAACGATCGTAGGTTGCAATTGGGATCGATGTGCATGTTTAAAACATCGTTTGAGATGCAAGCGTGTATCGTTGTCGGTACGTGGAGGTACACGAAGGCGACAGGAATGCCAAATTTAACCATCACTCGTATAAAGAACTATGGCAATGATCCACGTATTGATGAAAACAGCGATGGTTATCTAATATTATATGCCCAAAGTGGTCTATACGACTATGTTCCATGGGGTGATGTTGACGATGGTTACCTAAAGAAGTTGCCTTGATCCAACTGTGAAAGTTGAACTGTCACAGTGTTACGATCGTGTAACGATGCAAACATCAAACGTCACCAGCCTTGAATCGTACAGGAACCCATGGAAGGAAACATTCGTTCTCGACAACGAATCAACAACGTTGCAAGCATACGTCAACGTTCGAACGTGTGAATTGGAAATCGTGCAACAGAACCACGATGGAAACACGATACGCTCGACGTTTTCACGAAACGATTTATTAGAACTCATCCATGCACTAAGCTCAACGCTTAACAATCAAACGAATTTTATTAAAAATCATACGTAAAAAGTGTGACCAGCACACTGGCTTGGTGATCGAACACATATGTATGTTCATGTCGTCATCAAACAGGCATAGCCTTTTCGCTTGCACCGCAGGGATTTTTTCCGTACTTGAAGGATGCAACGCAGGAGGTCTAGGAATGACGTTGCTACATGGATTCTTAGGTTCAGTCGCTGCATATGCGGGTCTGCATGCTGCGCAGTACATCGGTAGCAAATTACCTGTCATCTGTCAATGGTTCAAGAAAACATTGTTATTTAGGAAGGTTAAAAACAAGATGCCAGAACACGGATCGTCGAGATTGTCTAGCATCTACTGATTTAAACTCATTCATGATGAATGATGTTACGTAATCATTGGTGTAATTAGCTAAAAAGAGCGTTAAATTAACAAGCGTCGTGTTATCATGCGAAAACATAATAAAAGACGCTTGAATAAGGCACGCAGCATTATTGTTCTTGAAATGCTGTTGAATTGCAAGGGTGGACCAATGCACGATAAGCGTGATGAACGTGGTGGTGCAAGAAACGAGCAACGCGAGCTATTGAACGAAGTTGATGGTGTAAGTGGCGCGCCGATGTGGTACACTGTTCAACATGAAGACGGTAATCGACGTTCTTGAGGAGCTTGAATCAACCGGTGGTTCGTTAGCGAAGCGCTCAATTCTTGAGGATAACTCACGTAACGAATTGTTGCGACGGGTGTTCGTTGCATCGCAGGATCCGTACACCGTATATTACGTCAATAAATTTAAGGTGCCACCTGCAAAAAATGCATCGAATGACTTAGATGATTGCATTGTGGATGCATTCATCACCGGATTAGATTCAATGCTCGCTACACGAATGATCACAGGAAACTCCGCGAAGGAATGGGTTGTTGCTAAGTTCTCCACGATGAATGAACGCCAGCAAAAGTGGTGTCAACGAATCATCCTGAAGAACCTCCGTGTTGGCGTTCAGGAATCGACCGTCAACAAGGTGTGGCCAGGACTTCTGAAAAGCTTCGAAGTTGCACTTGCTCAAACGTTGAGCACGACGTGTACAAAAGAAAATGGCATCAAGATCAACGAAAGGATCGCATATCCAGTTCGCGTTGATCCGAAGCTCGACGGTCTTCGATGCATCGCAGTGAAGCAGGAAGGCGTTGTTACAATATACACAAGGAACGGTACCGTTCTCGATACTCTGCCAACGGTGACAAAAGCTCTCGAAGAGGCGTCGTACGACAACGTCGTCCTCGATGGAGAGATTCTCGCTGACACTCACGATTGGAACACTTCGGTGTCTGTCGTCATGTCGCGAAAGGAGAAGAAAGACGATTCTCACATGGTGTACAACGTTTTCGATGCCGTTGCGCTCGAACAATGGATCGCACAAAACAGCACCGCTACGTATGTTGCAAGACTAAATGTCGTTCGTTTGATCGTTGACGCAGTGAATTCAAAGAACGTCGTTGCCGTTGAAGGAAAGACAGTCGAGAACGAAAAAGAGCTTCTTTCGTTCTACTCCGAATCGATGTCACAGGGTCACGAAGGGATCATGATCAAAGATCTCAACGCGGCATACGTGTTCAAGCGCTCACGAGCGCTCATGAAGATGAAGCCCGTTATGACGCATGAAATGGTAATCATCAGCACATACGAAGGACGGACTGGAACAAAAAACGAGGGAATGTTCGGTGGGTTTGATTGCGTTTCGCAGAACGGAATAATCACTCGCGTTGGTGGTGGATTCAACGATGCGTTCAGGGCCGAAGTGCAGCTCAATGGTCCTGAATCGTACGTTGGAAAAGTGATTGAAATCGAGATGCAACCCGATCCATTGACAACCGATGGACTTTCGAAGGATGGAAAGGCACGTTTTCCCGTCTTCGTTAGGTTTCGTTCCATCAACGATGTTGATAAGAAACTGATCGAAACAGCGACGGCGTTACTTCAAAACGAAGTTGTGTAAACAACGCTCTAACATGGTACAAGGTTCAATCACAATGAAAACACACATCGCTGTCACAACGTTCGTTCTCATCGCAACGTCGTGCGGGTTCGCTGAAACGCACAAACCTCTCGATGATGCCAGCACAAACGTCATCGTCACCAATAACGATGAGGTTATGACAATCGAACGTGAGTACTCGCCGTCATTCGTTCAGGTATGCACGGGTGAAATGTTGTGCAACGGTGAACCCGATCCCGATGATTACGTCCCCGTTAGCGTCGAAGTTCAACATGTTCTTTCAACGCCGATCGTTTTTCACGTCGTCGATTCAGGAACGTTCAACGACGTACTGTCTGATGTAGTTACGGAGCAAGACGTGCAGGATGCAGACGTTGCCGCGGATGCAAACGTCGATTCATCAGACGATCGGTGATGACTTGAGCGCCAGAACGTTTGTAACGATACCATTGGTTGCCATTGCGATCACTGGATTGGTGAGCTTCACCTCTCGAGCGATGCAGAGGCAACGTGAATGCACGATTGATGGAACACCAATCCTCAACACGCACATTGATAGCGTGTCACCGGAGGGCCCGTGTCCAACTGGCATGGTCGAAATCGACGGTGATTGGTGCCCAATCGTTGAGGAGATATGCTTGCGTTGGGTTGATCAACGAGGAAACACCGTCAATCAACCCAACGACAACGATACGGGAAGGTGCGGAGAGTTCAAGAGACCGACGAGGTGCCTGTCGCAGCAACGCGTTCACAAGCGCTTCTGCATTGACGTCAATGAATACACCGGCGATGGTGACAAACCACGATCATGGATGACGTGGTACGATGCAAAGAACGAGCTCGAGAGCGATGGAAAGCGACTGTGTACGCAGGCAGAATGGACGATGGCGTGTGAAGGACCTGAAATACAACCGTACCCGTACGAGGACGGTTACCACCGTGACAGTTTGGCGTGCAACACCGACAACCAACTACCACGTGGATTAGACGTGTTCAAAGCAACGAATCATTCAACAAAGGAGGCAAGGTTACTCGACGACATGCTCGCAGAACCCATGACGCACCCGTTGTGTACGAGCCCATACGGTGTTAAGGACATGCCTGGGAACATAGACGAGTGGGTCGTCAACGAAAGCGGTCACCCGTACGTATCAGGCCTGATGGGTGGCCACATTATGGGAGTGCGTAACAGGTGCAGGTCGATAACGCTTGCGCATGGGCCGTTGTTTTCATGGTACGAAACGGGCACGCGTGGTTGTAAAGACATCATCAAAGAAAAAGAACAAACAAAATGAAAAAAATCGCGTTGTTTCTCATTGCCATCGCTAGTGGCGTTGTTCAGTACTTAGTCGCTGCGTACGTGCTCACCACGTTATGGTCGTGGTTCATTCTGAACAGGTTCACGACGCATGTGATCACCTTCAGTAATGCCATCGGTCTACTCATCGTACTTAACTTCATTCACGTTGTAACAATGGACGCAAGTCATGACAAAACTGAAGCAAGTTCATTTGATGAAAAAATGATAAAAGGAAGCGTTAAGAACGTTACAAATGTGATCGCCTTGTATCCAGCGCTCCTTCTCGCTGCGTACGTATGGCACCTGTTCGTATAACGCTCCATGAATGGTGTAACACGATCACCGATGGATTACTGTAGCGATCACCATGACAGACAATCCCAAGACGATTCAGATGGCCATTGTTGATCCAGGAATCGTCGCAACGAACGGTGAATTCACGTTCGAAATGCAACCCAGGTACAATCCAACGAGAACGGTGAAGTACACGTTGACTCCTAAGGACGCAATGCTGTTACGTGATGCAGCGATAGCATTCATAGACGCAGTGACGAAGAAGTGAAGGTGGCGCTCGCGTGGCGAACATGATCTCTCGCGGTCAATTGAAGAAATCACAGCACGAGAACCTGATTCGCCTAGCGAGGTTCATTAACCTCAAACGTGACATAGAAACAATGTCACACAGGCAACTTGCGAACCTTATATACTGGTCGATCACTCGTAAAGACATCAAAAAGAAATTCATCGATCGAGGAATGTACTAAGTTTATGAAAAATCGTCGCGACATGATTATCATCAATCATTTGTAAATTGCACGTGGCGATAGAAACATCGACATGAACTAGTAGAAAGGATCGATCAGTGGGATACCTACACATACAGAACCTGTACAAGGAACAAACGATCCTTTTATTTCGCGAAGCGTATGCACTCGAGAAATTGGACGGTACGTCGACCCACGTTTCCTGGAAGGAGGGAAGGCTCACGTTCTTTCCAGGATGCATCAAACTTGCGACATTCGCATCGTTGTTTGACGTTGAAGCGTTGACGAATAAGTTTAAAGAACTGTACGGTGAACACGAGCTCGTAGTATTTGGCGAAGGTTACGGCGGTGCAATTCAAGCACGTTCGAACCGTTATGGAAAGAAATTACGATTCACTGCATTTGACGTGAAGTTCAATGAATCGTGGTTAAACATTCCAAATGCGCAGCAGGTCGTTGAGAGCCTCGGTCTCGAATTCGTTCCGTACGAAAAGGGACCAGCGACTGTCGCTTGGTTCGATGAACAACGAGACGCTCCGTCCGTTCAATCGCGTCGAAATGGAATTGATGGCATTCAACCGCGTGAAGGAATCGTCATTCGTCCGTTGCATGAACTACGTTGTAACAACGATGAACGTGTCATCTCGAAGCACAAACGCGACGAGGAACGTGAGACAAAGACGCCGCGAGGCGTTGATGATCCACAGAAGCTTGCGGTGTTAGAAGCCGCTGAAGCAATTGCCGGTGAATGGGTGACTGAAACGCGGCTCGATCACGTGCTTTCGAAGTTGAATGCAACACGCCTTGAGGACACGAAGATCGTGATTGCAGAGATGTTAGATGATGTTCTTCGTGAAGCAAACGGCGAGATAATTGATAGCAAGGACGCTCGAAAAGCGATAGGCGCCACAACGGCGAGGATGTTCAAGAACAGGTTGGTGAACTCATTGAAGAACGGAGAAAACACAGGTAATGCAAATTCCTAACAGGAAACCTGATTTTAGCGTACCATGTCACGCAGGTGCGTTGTTTTATTGGAAACCTGATGGTCAAGGATGCGTTGAGATAAGCACGCTCAGTTCGCAACGACTGTCACGTGACGTGCACAAAAAGCTGTGGGAGAACAACGATGACGTCGGTTTTACGATCATCAGTCACAAATCAGGCGAAGAATTACTGTTCGTGATGACAGATGAGAAACGACGAGCAGGCGAGTTAGTATGGTGGAAGTACCAGTCGTGCGAAGGTGCAATCATCATCACGGTGTTCAATGATTGATGAAACCCGAACCCGGTGACCTCATTGAGTGGGTGTACAAATCTGATTCTCGACCCGTTTATAAGGGTGAGAAGCTTTGGTCAACGCCGATGAATTGCTATGTTTCAATTGATGTTCATCCCGTGATTCTCGTCTCGATCACCGACGAGTTTTATTCTTGGCTGACCTCAGATGGGTTGTTTCATGCGCGCGCGGATGACACAACGGTTGGAATGTTAGGAATGTTAGGGATGGGGCGGTTTGGGGTCGTTCCGCGCGTTGTCGGAGAACATCGATGAAACCCGAACCAGGTGACCTCATCGAGTAGGTGTACGGACGTAATTCTCAACCAGTCGATGAAAATGAGGAACTCTGGTCAACACCGATGAAACGTTATATTCCCATCGGTGTTCATCCCGCCGTCCTCATCTCGATCACTGACGAGTCCTATATATGGCTGAGTCCGAAGGGTTTATTCCATGCGCGTGGATGACGCATTGTATGTTGACCGCAACCTAGCGACACGAATACGATTGTTCAACGCGTGTTGATGACATCTAGCGTTGACGTATCCACAACGTCTTCTCTTAAACATCGTTCCACGTAAAATTTGCTGTGCAACGTAGCCTTGATACGTGTTACGATTGTTGCCATGGGCATCATCGAGTGTGCATTGGTGTGTTTAGGATTATTCATGCTGTTTCCAAAGGGATTCAAATACATGGTCGGTACGTGGATAGGTTTCATTGCCGGCGGGTTCGCATGGTCTATGGCGGCAATGTGCAACACCGATCTCGTGGCGTTCTTGATCGCTGGGATCATTGGTGGATTGATCGTGGCTGCAAAATGGTGATAGAGTGAACACAGAACCGAAACCCGGTGACCTCATTGAGTGGGTGTATCAATATAATTCTCAACCCGTTCACAAAGATGCCAAACTCTGGTCGACGCCAATGCATCGCTGGATTTCCATCGACGTTCAACCCATAATGCTCATTTCGATCACCGACGAGTTCTACTCTTGGTTGACCCCGGAGGGGTTGTTCCATGCGTGCGTGGATGACATGACGAGGTCCACTCGTCGATGGCCCCCACCGTCGGTTGTTCCACGCGTCATGAGGCGCTTCAATGAAACCAGGTGATTTGATTGAATGGGTGTACAAACGTGGTTCTCAACCCGTTTCCGAACGTGAACGAATCTGGTCAACGTTGATGAAGAATTGGATTCCAATCGGCGTTCATCCCGCAGTCCTCATCTCGATCACCGACGAGTTCTACGTGTGGCTGAACCCAAATGGGTTGTTCCACGCGCTCGTGGATGACGCGCATTGCCTTTATGAAGACAACGGAGTGGGAGTGGGAGTTGGTTGTTCCACGCGTGTGAGGATAACGCAGATCTCGTCATCCTGGCACAAGACGTCGATCGTGGTTGTTCCACGCATCGTCGGAGAACATCGATGAAACAATGTGACATCATTGAATGGGTGCATCAATCGCCAAAGAATTCTATATGTTGTTAGAAATGAACGTATTATTTCATGTTTTCACACATGATAATCACATTGATCAACACGTAATTGTTAAATTGTTGTTCAACGCAAACGACGTTTGTTGCCGGTAGACGAAGTGCAAACGAACAACAGCTGATGGTAGGATGTAAGCATGGTTGATGAAAAGGTTGTGACAACAATCGTGAAGGCACCGAAGCGTTGGACTGCATGTGAGCCAACGTATGATATCGACAAGCACCTCATGATGTTCTTGTCTGATTCGCCATTCTACTGCGAAATCTCACGCCACGTGGCGAAGAGGTTCTCGTTGGACCTTCCAACGGCGGGCGTGACGTATGACATTGAGGAAGATCAGGTTGTGCTGTACCTCAATCCGGTGTTCCTCGGTGGTGGAACGTACACCGATAAAAACGGTGACGAGATCACTGAAGAACCGAAGACGGCGTCTGAGATTCGTGGTCTGCTAACGCACGAGTTCGATCACCTCGTCTACGGTCATCTCAACGTTCGTCGTCGCAATCCACACGATGATTGGAACAAAGGAACAGATCTCGCAATCAATTCATTGATCAAGAAACGCACAAAGCAACCTCAAAACATAAAACCCGGCCAAGAATGGCGGTGTCTACCAAGTGGAGGCCTGATTCCAGGCGAGCGACCGTATATCGACCCGATCAGGTTCGCAAAGCTCGATCCTGCATCGCAAGCAGCAACGTTGTTGTTATGTGACCTCATCGAAAAGTTACCGCCTGAGGAGTGTTCAGAGTGGTACTTTAAGAAGCTACGAGAATTTGCTCATGAAAACCATCTAGATGGCAAACAATACGTGATCATCGGTGGTGATGACCACGATGGTTGGGATGATGTTCCAGACGAGATGCGAGAGTACGTTGAAAGCAAGATCAAGGGAATCATTGAGGGTGCTGTGAACCGCGCTGACTCGTCATCGTGGGGTGACATACCATCAGAACTACGTCAAGAGATACGACGCTCCGTGAGCAGGATCGTTGACTGGCGGTCGGTGCTCAAGCAGTTCGTCGGTTCAACGTTACGTGGCATGCGAACGTCATCGATCAAACGAATCAATAGGCGCTACCCGTACATTCATCCCGGTACAAAACGAGGGTACATCGCAAAGATATTCGTCGCCGTTGATGAATCTGGATCAGTCGATGATGGCATGCTCGAAACGTTCTTCGGTGAATTGGACACGTTGACGCGAAAGACGAGCATCACGTTGTGTCACTTCGACTGTCACACGGGTCCCAAGGACCTCTACGAATGGAAGAAGGGCATGCGACCGAAGCTACAACGGGTTCGTGGTGGTGGAACGGATTTCAGCGCACCCACGAGGGTTGTGAACGATCCAAAGAATCGAGGAAGGTGGGACGGCATCATAATCCTCACTGATGGTCAAGCTCCCAAACCCATATCATCACGAGTGAAGAGAGCGTGGGTTCTCGGTAAGGATTGCAAGCTAGCGTTTGACACGAACGAAACGCAGGTCCACATGACGAACGAACGATCGTTGAAGGGAGCGTGGCGATGAAAAAGAATGTAAAACGCTTGCCGCACGGGAACGTTCAAGCGTTGTTGTTTGGTCTCGCAATGATATTTTTTATAATTGGAATTATTCTGAAACGTGAATCAGCAACGAATGGAGCATTCTACGTTGTTTCATCGTGGTGTGTGTTAAGGATCATCGATGAAATGATCGTTGCATATAAAACGTTGTTTCACAATGATGACGATGATGATGACATGACGCCTAAAGATGCGTTGGAAGTTAAATGAAATACACGTTCATTGCTACCGCCGTTGCTTTCATCGCGTTCGCGGCTCTTGCATTCATGAACTATGATGACAACAGAGCAAATGCAGATGGTCGTGTGCCAAATTTCGACGTGATAGAACACGATTTCAAGCATGAATACATGCACACCAACGTTTTGCACGATTCGCTCAGGAACGTAACGTGTTGGTCGGTCATCTCTTCATCAAGCTCAATCGCAATATCATGCATTCCAGACTCGCAATGGCAAACGAAGTAGCTTCTCCGTGCAACGATTGCATAAATCATTCAAAGTTGGTCATCTTGTTTCGCCGTATATTGAGTTTGGTGTCTATCCAATGTATTTGTACAATGATAACACGGTGATGATAGACAACGGTGATCAACGCATAACAGGTTACCTTGAAGAGTACGACTGCGCAATCGTTGTCAGCATTGATGGAAGGCACACGAACTGTGTGTATATTGTCGGACCTCACGGTTCTGGGTGGGCTAACGTTGCAATGCTAAACGTGATCAGCGATGTGTAAAGCAACAACAAACACTGGTATGGTGCTTCCATGAGGATTCTACTCGATTGCGATGGTGTGATCGCCGATTATATTGGTCTTATTCTCGAATACGTCAATGATTCACGTGACGTTCGTGGCGTAGTCACAGAATTGGGAATCGTTACCGAATATGACGTAGAAGGATTCACATTAGAAACTTGTCCAGCATTCAATGGCGAAGACATTGAAATCATACACAATGCGTCTGAATGTGCTGGTTTTGCTCATGCAATCAAACCATACGATGGAGCGTTGTCTTTCGTTGAAAGGTTGCAAACATTAGGTGATATAACAGTTGTGACAGCACCTTACGTTCAATACGTTCAATCACGTACGTGGTGTTATGATAGGACAAAGTGGCTGGAGAAGCACTTCGGATTCAATGCACGTGACATCATCTTCACTTCGCAAAAGAACATCATCAAGGGCAACGTGTTGATCGATGATAACATTGCACACTGCACATCGTTTCCAGAATACGCCGTGTTGATTAGTCGATCATGGAATTATCGACATAACGTTAACGTACTAACGGCACGCAATTACGATCACGCTATCGAATGCGTTGAATCTATCAAGCAACGCAACGATAGTTAGATGAATGAGGATGAGATTATCAACGTTACGAAATTTGATAAAGGAGGCTGCAAAGGCTGTCTACGGTTGGCCAGTCGATAACGTTGAACACGTGTACAACGTACCAGATAAAATGGCTGACACAAGACCACGCAATTTAGGAACGTTGGACCTACCAAAAGGCATGAATTCGCGTAATGATGCTGGCGATCGTGGTCTTGATGATGACGAGAGGCCCAAGAACGTAGGCTACGGTGAGATGAGAGGTGTTTCAACGAACAACAAATCGAACAACGACTCAGGTCGTGGTGGAGGCGGTGGAGGGTAACGTACTGTCACGGTAAATAAAAACAACGTACAATCATGGTGTATACCGTAACAAGGATAGCTAGAAATGCACAACAGGATAAAGCTCACTGGAATTGCTATCGTCGTCATCGCGATGATCGTTTTATACAAGAACTTTCGCGACAACGAAGAAATCGACGAAAGCGAGGAAGACAAAAAGAAAAAACGACGGCGAGCGCGCTACTTGAATGATCAGAAGCTCTGGCGTTGAACGATGATCAATATTTACTTGAATGATCGATGGTGATGTTGTTCTATTGAGAGAATTCATCGAGCTCGTGAACGAAATGAGGATGAAGGGTCTCTACAGACAACTGCACCAGAAGTACTCGAACATTCCTGAATACGTTATGCACGACTTGTTTCGTGGATCAGACGACAAGTTGTTCACGCAACTCAACAGGCTCGATTGGAAACTACAGGTCATCAACGTCAGACCAACAGATTTTTCGTTTAACACGTTAAAACATTTCGAGGAACGTGAATTCGGAGATGCAAATCCCAGCGGCGTTTACAACGATGCAGAACGCATGCAAGTGCAGAAGAAACGTGCGTCAGCAGACGGTCACAATGAACCGATAATCGTTGTCAAACGCATCGACGGTTACGACCTGTGGGAAGGTTGGCACAGGACGATGAACGTTCTCAAGCTAGGACAAAACGGTAGACGAGTGACAGATTTTGCCGAGTGGGATAAGGTCAAGATCAACGCTTGGGTGGGATCGATGAACAGGAAATGACAAATGAACGAAAAATTTGATCCTGAAAAGCGTGCTGAGCAAAAGCAAGCATCTCGAGACGATGACGCTCGTAGGCTAGCGTCCGGCGAGGTTACACGAGAACAGTTACGTCGTGAAAACAGCGTGTTCAGTGGAATCGACTTCTGCAAACTCGAGTTCGAGTACAAATGAACGAGGAGCTTGAATCGTACAGGAAGGCCGCAATAGCTACGTTAAAAACGAATGCACAATTCATACGCGACACGGCTAGAGACGTGCTCATGAGACCGTGTAGGGAAGTGTACATCGTTGGTAGCGTCGTCGACAGGAACCTCTTCAACGAATCGTCCGACATCGACGTTGCAGTTGTCGTTGATGGTCCCGTGGCAGACACAGGAATGAACGAAAGCTTGTCTGAGAAGTTGCAGAACGAAATGGTTCGATATCCGATGGACAACATCGGTACTGTGAACACCTTGGTCTTCGTGAATAAAATGGTCCTCAAGAGAGGAAAATCGATCAAGATTGCCGTTGATTTGTAGCGTTTCGGTGGCGGAATTGGCATACGCAGCGGACTTAAAATCCGCGACCCACTAAACGGGTATGAGGGTTCAAGTCCCTCCCGAAACACCCTTGATCCAGTAACCATCAGAAAAATTCCGTTGATTGTACGGAATTAGGTGAACAGATCAGGCGCGAAACTTGTAGTGCAACTAGTCATTCATTGGTTGTACAATCAACAGATGTTGAACATCACAGTCATGAACCGTTTGACGGCGGAAACGTGTGTTCCACCAGTTGATCCACACGCCATCATTTCGATAACGACGCCGGGCACGTCGCCTGCTCGCGTGGCAACGAATGATAACACGTTGAGCGTGTTGCAGCTAACGTTCTTTGACGTCGATAGGATTGAAAACATTCCTTACGATCTCAATGAGTCATCGAATATCATAAAGTTGGAGAACCAATCGTTCGAACCAAGGCGCGCGCGCGATACTTGCGTTTGTAAGTGCGTACGTTGACAGCATCACGACATTGATCGTTCACTGTGATGCAGGTTTGTCGAGGTCTCCAGCAGTTGCGGCTGCATTATCATTGATTCACCGCGATAACGATGCACAATTCTTCAAAACGTATCCGTGTTTGAATAGACGCGTTTATAAGATGATACTAAATGCGCACTTTGAACGTGAAAACTCAGTTCATCCATCATTCATCACGATAGGAAATCGATGACAAGGAACAATCCCAGAATCGTTGATCTAGAACGTGAAGTGTCTCTGCTACGCAACGTGATCAACAACATGCGCAACGATCCGGGTGACGTACCTGTGACTGGATGCGGTGATAATTCATGTATAGTTGCAAGACCGAAAGGCCAGGCAACGAACGGCGGTTGCAGGTGCGAAGCGCGCGAACTTCGCTATGCGCTAATATACTATAAGCGTCGTTCAATCTTCCTAGAAGAAACGATCAAAGAAATACGTGATCATCAAAATGATATTAAATAAAAACTCATTGAGAATCACGTGAACTTAGGACAAAACAAACGTCAATTCCATAGTTACAATGGTCCTCTAATGACACGAACGAGAAAGAAGCTATGTATTCTGCTCCTCGCGCTCATCGTGAACGTTTCGATGGTGGTGGGATCATCGTATGCAGATGATGCAAATCCACTGCGTCAAGCGATGACGAGAACTTCAATGTCACGTACCGAAATCGTCTCGACCCTTCGCGATGCCCACGTGAGGGTGTTCGGTGAGGCGCCAAGCACGAACAGGTTGGCAATGGCATGGGCTCAGGTAGCGCTCGAGAACGGTCACGGTGAGCACGTCTTCAACCATAACATGGGCAACGTCAGCGCATCATCGCGAGACCAACCAACGTACTACAGCGCGAGTGACAAACACGTGTACAGATCGTTTGAAACGTTCATCGATGGTGCAATTGCGTACTGGGAGGTCATCAAGCGTTGTACCGCAGGAATCGCTCGTTTTGATTGGGGTAATCCAACGGACGCTGCCGTGCAATTGCAGCGGTGTGGTTACTTTGAAGCCGACCTAGACAAGTACACGGTGATGCTATCATCCTTGTTCTTCACCGCAAAGAGACACGTCCTACCTGACGAAGAGAAGGAACGACATGAGAAGGAACAACGAGATGCCGACGAACGACGTGAAGCAGCCATCGCTGCCGGTGCAGACGCCGGACGTGATTGACAGCTTTCGTGGTGAGTTTGGATTCCTTAGCAACTTCTTCGAATCTTCAATATGGATCGATAACGAAAGGTATCGCAGCGTTGAGCATGCCTACCAGGCCGCAAAGTCAGATGATCCCGTTGTGAAGAGAATCATACGTGAAGCAAAGACACCTGCACAGGCGAAGAAGCTCGGTCACGCAAACCCCTTGATCGATGGTTGGAACGAAAGACGCGAAAACATCATGCTAGACCTTATAAGAAAGAAGTTCGAAAATCCTCTTCTGAGAGCGATGTTGCTGGCTACTGAAAACGTCGAGCTCATTGAAGGAAACTCGTGGAACGATACGTACTTCGGCGTGTGCCGTGGAAAGGGTCAGAACGTTCTTGGTAAAATCCTGATGCAAGTGCGTGAGGAGTGCAGAGCACAGGAAAGTGTAAACCAAGCGTAACGTATTGTACTATAAATTTGCTTCTGAGTAACAACGTATGACTTTGGCGAAAGAAGACGCAGCACCTTATTAGGTGTCGTTTTTTACAATTCTAAGTGAAAAGTAAAATAACGTACGGGTTAGAATAGTCCCGTAAGTCTAAGTGAAAACGAAGCTATAGATCAAACATGACAAATTCCTAGTTTCTCACGCAGCGTTCGAATCCCTACGACGAGGCTCACAACCTACATAGAACAGGCGTTCAATTGAATTCCTAGAAACAAAGGCACTGCAATGAGCGACATCAAGATGGTCATTGTATGCAGAACAGATTTGAACATGAGAAAGGGAAAGCTGGCGTCGCAAGTGGCTCACGCTGCGATGAAGTTCATCGTCGACAACGATGAATCACCTAGGGACGATGAATTGACCGTTGTGTTGTCGACTGACGAAGCTGAATGGTTATTCTCAGGATCGTTCACGAAGATCGTCGTTGGCTGCGACAGCGAGGACGCACTTCACGATCTCATATTCCAGGCGAACCTGGCTGACATCGAGGTTCACTCGATCGTAGATTCAGGAAAGACAGAGTTCAACGGTGAACCAACGTTGACGTGTGCAGCGTTTGGACCGTGCAAATCGGAAGAAATCGACAAAATAACAGGAAGCCTCAAACTGCTATGATCGAATGTCAAGGATGTCACAATCACATTGATGAAAGTGAAACGTGGTCATGTGCATCGTGTGGAACGCAAGCGTGCGTGTGGTGTTATATCAAACACAACGATGTTCAGCACTCGTGGTTGTATGAGCGGAAACAACAAAAACCAGCGACAAATGAAAATGATATGTCGACGACGGCACGTACGTGCACACCACACGAGCGCATAAAAACAGACGTGTCTGAACAACTTGAACTCTTTTATGGCCGTTGAACGTGGTACATTATTAACATGTTCAACGGAAACAGAGTCATCGTTTGTATTCCCGCGGGTCGCTATCGTTACCTACGCGTGTTACTTCCATACCTACTCGCCGATCGCAATTCATCGATCGTCGATGAAATTCACCTGTGGGTGAACACTGACGCTAAGTCAGACCTTGAATATTTTGCTAGAATGGAACGAGAGCATCTAAAGATCAAAAGGGTCTATTGCTCAGGCGAACTCGTGAAAGCGCTCTACGATGCGACTCGTGATCACTGGCAGTTCAGCGATGGCATCTTTCGGTTCTATCGTGGATGCGTTGCTGACCAAACGATCTACGTCAAGATCGATGATGATATTTGTTTCATTCACGACCAATTCTTCACGAACATGTGCAATGCAGTTCTAACTCGAGAGAGCACAAACTACGCTTGTACGGCAAACGTCTACAACGTACCGCACGTAACGAAAATACTACAGGACAGAGGAACGATCGATGATACGTTGGGACACTCGACCGGAAATCCACGGTGTCCGTTTGCTTGCACGAACGGTGAGTTCGCCGGTCACCTGCACGAGCAATTCATTCAGTTCGTTCGCAACGGTAACTTAGAGGCTCTGTACTTTCAACCTCACCAGATAGAAGGCAGACAGCGCATCGGCGTGATGGGTTGGACTGGCCAAAGCTTCAAGCAATTCGATGGACAAGTTGGACCACGAGATGAAGTTGAGCTAACGACTAGTATACCAGAGAAGCTGCTTAAACCGCTGTGGATCGTGGGAGATGCTTTGGTGTGTCACCTAGCGTTTTCACATCAACGTGCGTTCATCGAAGATCGAACAAACATCCTTAAAACATACCTCGATATTTCTATTATGTTGAACGGAGACACAGCATCATAGGATGACATATGTGATGAGCGCTACGTTTGTTTGTACGATTGGAGAGAAATGAAAAAGGTAAGAATCGCTCTGAACGAGGGTTGTAACGAACACAAGTTCTACCTGTTCCCAAGCCAAGAAGCGTTGTATGTATGGTGTGAAACCGTTGAAAAGGGTGAAAAAGCTCCCGTGATCGATGGAATAGACGAAGTGACGTTGCAACAAAATTCGTTCATTGAAGTTGAATTATATGCATTTGAATACGTTTACAACGGTAAAAGCAACCTTGATCACAAACGTTTGAACTACGTTAGGGTTGGAAAATCAAGCAAACCACGTAACGCCGCTGGCACTGAGGTGAGCATACACGATGGTTGGGTGATGAGCTCGATGGTTCCGTTGAATGCTTACAACGATGCGCACATCAACGTCACCGTGTTGCAACCTGGAGACGATAGAATAGACATCGCTTCGTTGTTCGATGCGGACGCTGACATTGACAAGTGACGAAGTGTAAGAATTCAACGAACAAGTGTAGACTACAACCATGGTTCAACCGTTTGTCATCGAGTACCTGAAAACTCATACGTTTGCTCAGTTAAAAGAGGAACACGGCGTCAATTCACGTCCTTCAAACGATGCACGTAAGCACAGCCTGAACTACAACCAGGTCGAAATTAAAAACGGTGATCTGCTCGCTGAACAGTGTCGTGGCATTGTTATCAAACCTCGCGTGAAATGCACCAACGTTGACACGATCGTCGGCGACGTTGAACTATTGGCCTGGCCGATGAACAGGTTCTACAACGCTGGCGATCCCGCAGGGGCAAACGTTGATTGGTCTGATCCTTGGTTGAACGTCCTAGAAAAGCTTGACGGCACGATGATCGTCGTGTACTACGATGGCGAGTTGAACGGTTGGTGCAGGGCGACGCGAGGGGTGCCTGACGCTGATCTACCTGTGAACTCGCAGAACATACTCATCGGAGAAAAAACGTTCTCCGTCTTGTTTGACGATGCTCTCCACAAAACAGTGATTGCGGCAGGAGAGGACGCATTGCGTAACTACCTCTTGCACGGGTTAGACCTCAATACGAACGTTACGTACGTGTTTGAACTCACCGGTCCGTACAACCGCGTCGTCGTCAGGTACGAAGAACCTCGAGTGACGTTGATCGCCGCTCGCGACATCACGACCGGAGAAGAACTAAACATCAACGAATTGCCGATACCGCGTTACATTCCTCGACCGAAAACTTGGAACATCAAGGATGTTGTCGCCCTTAGAGCGTTTGTCGACAACGCAGACCCAGGAAAACTGGAGGGTGCAGTCGTTTGTGATTCTTCGTTCAACCGCTTAAAGGTCAAGAACAAGTCGTGGGTTCTGTCGTCCAAGGCCCGTGAGATGGTCACCACATCGCCCAGATCGGGCCTTGAGGCAATCATACAACAATCGATCGATGACGTCCTGCCGTTGATCGAGAAGGACGTAGCTAGCAAGTTGGTGCTGCTTCAAGCTGCGTATGCAGCGTTTTGCAAGCACAACGACGAATTGTTCGAATCATTCATCAGGAATTCAACGACTAGAAAGGAATTCGCGTTGCAGGTGCAGGCATCAGATGCATTGACATACGTGATGTTCGCGTTGTACGATGATGTCATGAAATCAAGAAAGTTCACGCTATCGTGCGATGATTACATCAGAACGTTGAGCATTGATGGAAAGCTGTCACCGTCGATGCTTGACAAGTTGCTCAATGTCCTCAATATGAGTATTCAACCTTCAAGCGTTGAATAAGACACCAACTCCCGACCGCTGAACTTGGCGATTGGAATCCCATGACAATTCCTAGGTTGGACAGCAATGAACCGCCGGTGTTACCGTTGCTAACGTTACATGACATGTGACCGAGTGGGTAGTAACCTGATTGTGCAGGAAAATCCTGTGTAGCGCCACCCGATACGTCAAGGTAGCCGGCTATACGTGCAGCTAGATCGCGTGTTTGTCCCAATCCATTGAACGTTACGCACTGTGTTTGAGCAGCATATGATCCACCGCCACCAACAATCAAATCCAATAGAATTGAATCAGACAAAACAGCGTTTCCACCGCCGATCACGTAACCGTACTGAGCAAGCTGCAATCCCCACGTTTGCGAACCCGTTTCACCGATGCCGTAAATGTTGTTGCCGTACTGCGCTATCGTTGACAAAATATTGCCGTTCTGAGCATCGATACCAAAGAACGCAGAATCTCCCCACGTACCCGGCGACGCACCGATCGTTGGCAACGTAAATGCATCGCCCCTGCTGTATGAAACAGAGATCCTCAACTTCGTGTCGTAATCGTATGAAGTTGATCCGAACAACTGTGAGAGCGGTAACCTCACCATTTGACACGTACCTGATCCATTGGTGTACATCGATGGCGCGCCGACTCCTGAAATGCTGTTGCTGAAGATTTGCAACCCGTTCGACGTGAGTTGAATCGATGGACCAGAACTAGGAACGTTCGTGTTGATCATCGTCCACGTTTTACCACCAAACGTGTAATTTCCAGGTGCGTTGAATGTTTGTGGCGTTTGTGCAACGAAATCAATATCGAGCAACGTGTGCCAAGGGTAAATTGCAGGTATTTGAAACGTGGGTCCGCCGCCCGCGGGCTCACAATTTAAAATTATCGTTTGAAGTCCATTATCAGTTATACCCCAATGCTTGCTTCCCATGAACGAAGCATAAGTTGAATAACTTGGTACTACGATGTTTGTAGCACCGCTTAAAAACTGGCAATCAATAACAGACAATAGATCAATGCCAGTGGCGATGTGTTGCTGTCCAATTATTGGATTTCTAATGAATACCATTGGACAATATTGAGATCCAGCATGACAATTCTCAAACGATACATTGCTAAAATATTGATAATATGCAGATGTTTCAGTGCTAGCATCAAATAAAACGTCTGCCGCCGTAGTCGATCCCGAGTTATTATTTGCCTCGAACCAAATGTTCTTTACGGATAGTTTTTCAATTCTTCCAGACGCACCGTAACCAGATGGCGTAGGCTGAATGTGCAAACCGTTGTTGATACAACCTTGTATCGCACCGCCATCAATCGTAACTTGATCAGACGATTGGACTAACATTCCATCGTAAGCGTATGAAATATGAGGATTTAAAATCTTGGTATTTGTTATTCCAATTGGAACAAGCATGCCTATACCGTTGATAAAGCATTGATTATTACTGAAACAACACTCTTCTCCAGTGCCAACATTGATGCCAGTTCCCCAACCGAAACAATGAACGTTATCAACTAATATATTACCTGCTTGCGCAGCAGTTAAATTAAACCCAGTTAAATTTGACGCGTCCGGCGGCAATCCACCCCCGTTGGGATCAGTAAGGTTGGCATTGAAAATGCCGAAATCTTTGACAATAACGTTAGAAATTAACGTTGCCATGTGACCAATGGTGATTGCATTACCAGATGTAACGTACGAAGCAAGGCATGAACCAGTTTTACCGGATGCTACGCCAAAATTAGAAAGATCAGTTGTACAAGACACTCCTTGTATGATTCCGCACGTGCCAAGATCGATCGTTGAAAGAAGCTTATAGTAGCCGGCTGGTATGAAAACAATGCCGCCTTTCGCAGATTCCTTGGT